CCCCGATCCATTGGGATTCTTGAGGACGGTCCAGTGCCACGGTCTTCCGGACCTGTTCCCGACTCGCTCCAGTTTCATCGCCTCGTCGGGCTTCAGATACAGGCCCGACCACCAGTTGAATTCATTGGACGGCTCGTCCATGTTGCGGAAGTCAGCCGGTAGGGCGTAGTCGGTCTGGTAGAGAACGTATGCTTGGCCGGCTGCAAGAGTGCTGGCAAACGTCAGTGTGGAGTCCAGCGTCAAGACGGTGGCGGATACGCGCTTGTCCACCTTGGCAATCGCCCGGCCGATGGACACCGATCCAGACGCAGCCCACGCTGGCCAAGACCCGTTGGATAGGGTTAGCTGGTTGGTTGAGACATTGAATGCTACCGTCCCAGTTTGGTACTGGGGCTGGGTGATGATTCGGCCGTGCTGGTAGTAGTGCGACCACTCATGGATGGTGGTCAATTCGCTGTAGGCACGCTGAACAGCCGTGCGGATGTCTCGTTGCTCTGCGTCCTGCGGGCCACCGTAGGAGGAGACAATGAGGGACTCAACGAGGTCGAAGTAGGTCAAGTAGGCCATGGGGACTCCTACCTAACCATTGCCCCGCCAGCCAGAAACGCCGCCAGGACCGCCGCCAGAAAGAACCCGGCGGCGGCCATGGCCAGCATGAAAAGCCTCACTCCTCCCGGACCAGCTTTACGCCCAGTTCCGGCGCGGACGGAGGGATTGTGTCGGCTGCGGTAAAGGTCAACTCGGCCGGCGAAGAGGTGTTGCCAGCCTCGTCGGTGTCTACAAGGACCAGCACAACCACCTGCCCCTCCTTGACAGCAACCTCGCCCAGATCGGTCGCGGTGGCGTCGAAGGTGGCCGAGGGGAGGGGGGCGCCGTCAACGGTGATGTTCAGCGTGCGCGAGACAACATCCTTGTCGGTTGGCAGGGCGGCAGAAACGGCATAAAAAAGCATGTCAGACCTCTGGGATATGGGACGAACGCAAAAACCGCATGGCCTCACCAATCGCAGGCGAAGACGGTCAATCGCTCGCTCTACGCCAGTGAACGGCCACATGGAAGACTATTGCCCTCGGGAGGGCTTATTGGATTCGGTGGCCTAGCTCACAGGGCTAGGGGACTCCTCTGGCACAAGTTGCGGCACGGCGTCGGTGGCAAACTCAAGGTCTGCCAGCGGCACAACCTCCACGCTTGCGAAGTTCGCCGCGTCCAGCCGTGCGAATCCCGCCGCATAGATGCCGCCTTCCGCGATGCACTGCGGCAGTATGTCGGCCACATGACACCACCGACCATCGGCCAGGGCGGCAGGGTACACGGTGCAGCGAGGGTCGCCGTACCAAGAATGGTAGTTGAGCATCTTCTGGGCAAGGGCGGTGTCGAACACAATCGCCAACGTCTGGAGAGTGGCGGTGTCGGGCAGCGGCGTGGCTAGGAACTCTGCGAGGGTCATCAGACGTTCCTTCCGAGAGCGGTTTGAAATGTCTGCATGATGTCCCGGTAGGCGGCGGCCTGCGCTGAGTTGAACCCAAGGCCGATTGAGTAGGCGGCAATCCAAGAGTTGTGGAACCTGTCCACAGTGCCGTTTCGGTTCGCGGCAAAGACAGCGAACGCAGCAGTCGAAACAGCAGGCGTGATCGGCGTTGTGTTTGTCGCCACCACTGAACCGTTGTGGTAGTGCGTGAGCGAAGAGTCTGTCTCGCGCGACAGGATTCTGTGACCGGCAGGGCCGTGGCCGTTTGCTGCGAGAGACTGAGTGGCGTTCTGAGTCGCGCCGTAACTTCCAAACACAGTCGCCGAGGAGAACGAATCCGTACCGAGGTAGAAGCGATTCGACGTTGATGCGTCGTTAGCACCAAGGTAGTAGCGGTTGGCGTTCACGCCGCTGCTCAGGCCGTGATACGCGGACATATGCCCGCTGGATGCTGTCCCGATGTTGCTCACCGTCAGGCCGGTGTTGAGATACTTGCTTGTTCCGTTGCCAAGCAGACCGCCGCCAGCCCCCGTCTCTGCGTAGTCGGTGCCGACGCCGACGAACGCGTTGTTGGTGTCGGTGGTGTTGCCGTACTGCGTGCCGCCGAGCGACGGCCCCCGATAGAGCGGAACCAGTGCGGCGTTGAGTCCTGTGCCGCAGAACAGGTTGAGCCGGTAAAAGCGGTCGCGTAGCGATGCCGCATCCAGTGAGTCGCACAGGGTATTCACCGCCGCCGCCGTGCTGGAACTCACCGTGCCGCCGTTGGCATAGACGCGATTCACCCAATCCTGTGCATCAGCGTTGCTGACTTGCGGGGCGAGGGTGATACCCCAGCGGGCGGCTAAGTAGCGTTCCAGCCGTTGGCGTTCTGCGGTGGTGAGATCGCGGTTGTACGCGATTACTTCGCCAATCCATCCGTCCAGCGGCGTTTGCCCACCAGCAGATGCAGACCGCGAGCCGATGTTGTGGTCGTTACCCGGCTCCCAAGTCAGGGCCGATGAAGAGTGGATAAGAGCGCCATCCTCAATGACAGAGAACGAGCCACTTGTCCCGTACAAGTTTGCAACGTGCGCGCCGCTGCTTGGGCGATAAGACGTTACAGACGTGCGTGTGTTTACCCACGTCCCCCACAGCGAAGTTGAGGTGTTGGCGTATGTGTCATCGTTGTTACGGGTTGAATAAAGCGTGTATTGCGAGTCGCTATTGGGCTGGAATGCAACAAAAACATTGCCCGCCGCAGGAAAGGCCGCAGAGAGATTGCCGAGAGAGAGCCTGCTAACTGCACCGGACGCTCCTAGTCGCAGGGCGCGTCGGCTACCCATAGCACTGATCGTCGGCCTGCTTCCCGCCGTACCCTGCGTTGCGTGCCTCGCGTTGCCCGACTTGTCGGCCCAGTACCCCACCGGATCGCTGGAGGCGGTGGCCTGTGCGTGGACGCCTGAGATGCCCCACTTGGTGGCGAGGTAGGCTTCGACGCGGGCGCGGTCTGCGGTGGTGAGGGCGGTGTTGTATATGACGATCTCGGCAATGTAGCCGTTATGGAACGAGGTCGATTCCTTGCCGATGTTGAACGTCGCACCTGATGAATCAACGGGGTCGTTAGTTGTCCCTTGAGCCCCGTTCCCGAAAGTCGTCAAGGACGAGTTGCTGGTAAACAACGCGCACGCTACAGACGGCGAGGTTGCGGAGGCCGTCGCGCCAAATGAAATGGGGCCTGATGTTTGCTGCCGCCAGAACGCCCATGTGCCGGAATCGGAGAACACCCCGCGATTGGTTGTCCCGTAACTCCACACGCGACCGCCTGATGCAACGTCAGAGACGGCGACAAACAAAACGGTCTGTGTCGCGGCGTCTGCCAGCGACGTTGCCATTGCGTTGGCAGTGCCGTCGAAGTCAAGGACGTTTTTGCCGTTTAGCGAACGGGTTCCAGTGGTCGGCCTCGCGGTGCTACTAGCCGTCGCGTGATTGCCCGCCGTGCTCTTGTCGTTCCACTGGCTGACCAGCCCTCCGCTCTGCGTGATGCTCGCCGCATCGCTCGCATCCCACCACCCAACGCACCCCGCGATATCCGTAGGCTGAGTCACCGCCGTCACCGGCCCCGCGTCGGTGGTGTAAAGCGTGTCGGCCGAAGAAGCGTCAAGCCAGAGGGCGAGGCCGCTGATGGAGCGGGGCGTGAAGTTATTCGCGGGGCGGAGTGTGCGCGGGGATAAGCCCATGTCAGCCCTTTGCCATGACGGTCATCGCACAGGTGGTGGCACCCGAAACGACGGGCACCACATAGTTGGATGCAAAGCAGGCGTCTGGCACCGGGTGAATGCCGATGGTGAGGGCCGTGACAACCGCAGAACCGTCAGCGTACACCTGCCTTGGCGTGACAGAGGGGTCGACCGTGCCGTGCCAGTTGATCTGCGTGCCGCCGCCAGTGTTGGCGATCATCACGCATGCGCCGCCGAAGCGGCCGAATGGGAACATGCCCGAGGTGGTTGCCGCCGAGGAGTTGGCGGTGACAACCATGCCGGGGGAGAAGTGGCGAGCAATCTCGTTCATCGGTTCTTTACCTTGTAGGCGTGTTTTTCAATGACCTTTTCACGGAGTTCGGAAGTCTTGGCGCCGGGGTTCTTCTTCTTTTCCCGCCGCACCAAGTCCTTGACGATTGATTCGTTGATGAGTGTTCGCTTCGGCGGGGCAGGGCCGGGGTCATAGTTGACGCTCCCGGTCACCATCATCCTGCGTTCCTTTGCCACACGGAGAACGTCATCATTGCTGGACACCCATGCCTTGGGGTCACGCCAGCCGCGCTGGTTGGCAATGCCGCCGCAGTAGTATTTGCCTGAGATGTTGATCCCAGCGGCCTTGGCCTCGTCAGCCACGTACTTGGCTTGGCGGAGCGGCATGGAGTCCAGTTGCTGGTTGTTCATGCGGCCTTCCATGAACGCACGGTCCGTGCCTTGCGTCCCGGGAGGGGATTGAAGCGCGCACATTTCAGCAAAGCGGGGATTCTGGCCAGCCTCAACCATGCGGCGGTAATGGGCCCGCACGGACGAGGATGAGTTGGCGATGTCAAATGGGAGGTCCATATACAACTACTGTCCCGGGGGAGGGGCTTCGGGCTGGCCTTGTGGCGGCTGGCCTTCTTGAGGCGGGCCAGGAGGAGGCCCTGGTGGCGGTGGTGGCGGAGGCGGCACGGCGAAGTCGGCCACATCCATCTGGTTGACCTCGCCCCACTTGGCCATGAGGGTGTTGAAGAGCGCAGGATTTCCAGACTGCAACATGCCCTGAGCGACAGGCATCATCACCTGCATCAGGTTGTTGAGGTTCTCAGTCTTGGTAGCGATGTTGGGTTTCCTTGCGGAGCCGGCTTCGACGCGGTAGGTGTATTCCCTGACGATGGAATCTGGGTCTTCCTGCTGTACGTGCATCTGCCACGCCTGGGCTGCCATCGGCCCCATGAGCGGTGCAACGTCTTGTGGCTGAATCAGCCAGCGGGCAAGGAGGGCTTCCTTCCTCGCCACATCCGAAAGGGCGTCTTCCAGCGTGTTCGCATAATCGTCTGGCCTGACCGAGATTTGCTCGGCCTTCACGTTGGCCTCTGCAGCCGACCGGAACTGATTTCTGGTCATGCCGTAAATTAACTCTGTCAGGCCCACTCGCCGGTCAAAGAGGGCGGTGACCTCCGCGATGATCCTGTACAGGTCCTCAGTAACCGCGGGGAGCTGGAAGACTGAGATCACATCGTTGACCGACCGGCCGATGGCTTCGGAGATTTCCACAATCTTGAACCCGCCCTCGGATTTCTCAAGCAGCTTGCTCTTGAGGTTCTCGTCCGCAGCCTTCGACACGCCAATGAGAACTTGGCTGGACGCTGCGATGCGTGTTGCAAGGAAGGACATCGCCCAATTAATGAATCGAAGCTCACCGATCCCAGGCCGAATCAGAGAGACGGGCCATGAGTAGCCGGGCTTGCCGTGCCACGCAAGAAGAGTGAACGGCCATCCCTGCGGCTCGGCCCAGAAGGGGATGGGCCACTGGGTATTCATAAACAGTTGCTGCGGAATACCCGTCTCGTCCACCGGCTCTTGGAGCATCTTGGGTGGACAGTTCAGCGGGAAGTCCACACCTTCGGCAACGACGATGTAGCAGTTCGGCCCCATGGCCTCAAACTTGCCACGGAGGTCTTTGTCGGAGTCCTTGAGCCTGTCACCGAATCCGATCTTGGAGTAGACCTCCCAGTAGCAGATCAGATCGGCCGTCTTGCCCGCCCGCTTCTGGGTCTTGTAGCCGCGCTGGTCTTCATTCACCCGCGAGGAGTAAGACTCTGCGTGACCCTTGAGGTCATCAACAGACAGGCCAAACTTCGCCGCCACTTCATCGACGGGCTGAACGCGCTTGCGTGCGGCCCAGCGGATGTCTTCAAACTCGTCGGCGTCAGGGTCCCAAGTCAGGTTGTCGATGGAGTCGAAGAACGATCCAGCCATCTTCACGTTTGAGCCGGGCGGCGAATACAGCTCATGCCACCATACGCCAGCGCCCTTGATGAACGCCTCTTCCACAACCTTCCGAGAGTGACGCTTTAGATCAAGCTCGTTGGGTGTGTAGTTGAGGTAGTCTTCCAAGAGCTTGGAGACAACCTTGCGGCGCTCAAATGCGAACTGCTGCTGCTCCATGCCCTGCTGGTACGCCTGGACGCCAGGATCGGGCATCATCACCGGCTGGCCGTCAGGCCCCATCACAGGGCCTTCTGGACCCATCTGCGGAACCGGGGGTTGCGGGAAGATTCCCAGCAGCTGTGGTCCGATGATGGGGAACTGCCTCGCGTTGACCGTCCTGGCAGGGTTCCGGTGATGAATGACCGCCGAGAACAAGCGGACGGCTTCCCAGACACGGTTGACCGTCATCCGGAAGGCGGGAGGGTCGATGCCGCGGTTGTAGCCCCGCTCCCCATGGGCGTAACTATTTTCCCACATAACCGATGGATCGCTCGCGTAGAACCCCATCGCCTCCTTTGCGTCGTCTGTGAACGCCTTTTTATGGGCCTCGGCTAAACTGATCAATTTTAGCCAGTTCTTCGCAATT